ATCAAAACAGAATCTCGTATCAACCCATTTGCAAAACGCTGAGAAGTTAAAAAAGTGTAGTCATTAGTATTAAGTGAGACATCGCCGAACGAGCGTTGATTTGATGGCTTAAACAATCTGCCGAATATGTTGGTCGGTCTATCGCTAAGGTGTGGCCACACTGCACCTGGGTGCGCTGTAGCTTCATCCCAATCTTCAAGCATCGCATCAATGTCGTCGACAATGTCTTCACGGTTTGGCATTAGACGGAGATGCTGCCGCCGTTACCATTCAGTTTGATTTCCGCAAACTGTGTTGATCCCTCAGCTGATGCAACAGCTACACCGGCGTTGAGAATATCGCCGGCCGCAGGGGTTAAATTACTGAATTGGCTGACGCTTACGTCGTAAAATACTTGATCACCTTGGGCAAAAGTATCCGCAGGCACTTTAGGCAGAGAAAAGATGCCTTCAAGCGCTACTGCACCAGTTTGACCATTGTCGATGTCAGTTAATGCCACAGCCACAAGCGAACCGATCACAACTACACTACCAGAGGCAATAGCCGCGCCTTGGTTGGTATAGCTGATGTTGCTGCCATCTTTAATATAATTTGTAGCCATTATCTTTTCCTCAATATTTGTTTAGCTGTTTTTAGCAGCAAGATTAAGCGCCAAGGTTGCAGAAACCGCCACGGAAATCGTTAGCACCCACGCCATAATCTAAGCGCACTTTGTAAGAAATGCCGTCTGACTTGAAACCTTCCATGGAATCGATGAAAGGAGTCTCATTGCCGTCAAGAAAAGCGACCTCCATCAATGGGATCTGATTAGGATTAGCAACTAAGTACCATTTATTTCCAGGGATACGAACATCAGAGATTATTTCCACGAAGTTTTGTAGAGGGTTAATCTCGCGGTTATTACGGCCACCGTTTGCGTAAGTTGCAGACTGTATCAATTCCCGTGCCGCGATTTCTTGACCAATGCCGACTAATAAGTAAGCTGGACGGGCGCCGACGTAATCATCATTTTCTTCGCCGTTTGCTGCTGTTGGGCCGACCTGCTTAACCATAGCTTGGCGACCCAAATCAAGCAAAGCAATGGTGATTGGTCCAGCAGGGTCGCCAAGATTGCCGTGAGCAGTAGAAAACAATGCTGAGCCATCGCTGGTTAAAGCATTATCATTTAACGTACGGTAAACATCTCTCGAAATAGAGCGGCTAGCAGCGCTGCCCATCATTCGGGGCAAGCGGCTGATAGCGTCAAGATCGTCGTTGATGATCATTTGACGAGTGATTGTAATCAAACGTCCTTGCGTTTCAGCTTGGATTGTTTCTCGTTCTTCGCCGAACGAACCACTCTCAAAATCCCCGCCTTCCGGTACGGTCTTGAGCAAGTTGAATGACCCCATACGTACCCGGCTATTAGGTTTAAAGTCGTTCACTCGAGTCACGTCAACCCAAGGGCGCCACGTAGATGGTTCCCCGTCGTATGCTGTTTGCAGGATCTTGCCTAGGGTGTTCTCAAATAAGCCGGGGAAATCCGATGTGCTATGTGTAAACGCAGACTGGATCATTTGCGATCTATCCATTCGCGAATAATTTATTTTTGCCATATCTAAACATTCACGCACAATCTCGAATGTTGTCATAGTGCGGAATTCGTTCGCCATATCATTCTTTTCGGCACCTGAGCGAATCAATAGCGCCTTAGTCATGCCTTCAATTTTCTTGTCACGGGCATCAGCGATTGAATGAATAACGGGTGAATTTTGGGCAGGCGTAGAATTCTGGCCCAGCTTGTTTAACAGAAGCTTGCTGGCCATAGCTGGCGTGCATTTTTCATCCATTAAACATTCAACCATTAAATCCGCATGTTCTTGAAAGTGAGCAAACACTCCGTCCTTTATTTCGTGCTTGCGTGCTTGTTCGTCACTAATCAATTTCGCACTAATGTCTGACGCGTTAGCCGGATCGGAAGGTGTGTTTTCTGAGTCAGAAGCGTCAGAATTATCAACTGAAGTTGAGTCTTTGACTAGCTCCTGTTTTACTTTTGTTTGTGATGGCATGTTGGTAACTCCAGTGATTGATTTTGCTAAATTTTCAGGAACGTTTTTGAACCCGAACGTGTTGACATCAAACCGACTTGAATTGCCGGCGGTGCTTTCATCGTCATCATCTTCTGTGGAACGAGTGATGATTCGGTCGATGAATCCGTTTGCGAGTGCTGACTCAGCAGTGAACCAAGTTTCATCGCTCATGAGATCGCTTATATCGCTATCGCTTAAATCAGTTTGTGTTGCATAAGTTCTTACGATAGCGTCTTTGTGTATGTCTAAGATTTCAGCATCTTTGCGTAGTTCGTCGGCATTTCCTTCCGTGAAAGTCCATGGGTCGTGAATCATGAGCAGAGCATTTTCACACATTTGAATGCTGTCACCCGCCATGGCAATGACACTGGCAATTGAATAAGCTGCAGCGTCAATTCTTGTTGTGACGTTTGCTGAGTGGGAAACCAGCAAGTTGTAAATTGCGATGCCCTCAGTGACGCTTCCGCCTGGGCTGTTAATAGCAACCGTAAGATCGTCAATATTGCCCAAGCCATCAAGGTCCTGGGCAAACTGGTCAGCTCCTATTACCCAGGGGTGAATAACACCGTAAATTCTTATTAGCGCTGACTCGTTTGACACACGATTCATTGCGTACCAATCGCTTTTCATTTTTGTTCTGTTTTTGTTCTTTCTTTTCGGCATGCTATGCGCTCGCTATTTAGTTATCTTCGTCGACAGAATCACGACTGCCATCGCTAAGTTGCTCTAGTTCAATTTGTTTCATTGTTGCTGACGGACTGCGATTACGTGAACGTATGGCTTGGCTTTTTGACATAATTTCAAGTGAGATTTCCGTCTCCATCGCTTTTGCTTCGTCCCTAGGATTAATTTGGATCAATGCGGGACGTGAGAAGTCGGCATCGAATATCGTTTTTGTATCGCAATTGTCCGGTAGCCTGAGTAAATTTGCTGCAATTGCAGTAGAGACCATCATTTCGTGCATGGGCACTTGATCGATAGACACGAAATATCCCCATAGCATTCCGTAGACCTGATATTGCTCGACTGCTTCTTGCCTACGTGAGCTGTACGATCCTTCATAATTTTTACTAAGCGCGGAATAAGAAACCCGCGAACCCGCCGCATTGGCTGCATGCTGGACACGTAAATACGCATCAAGGCCTGGGTTGGGTCTGTCCGAACTGTGAATCATAAACTCGGTGTCTGCTGGCAGGTCATCAAATATCACACCGGGTGACATTTGGTAACTCTGACCATCTGGCCTAGCTGCTGGCGCCGGTGCTTCTGGGCCGCGTTTAATTGAGCCAACAACTGCAGCGGCTATACGGGCTGCAATGCGCTCGCTGTCTTCGTAGTCTTTTACATCTTCGAATCGTCGCAAGGTAGATGCAAAATGAGATACGCCGCGAAGCTGGCCAAGTCGACTAATCGTTTTTGCATGAATGATTCTGTCAGCATTAATCGGTTTTGTTTGAGAAGATGAAGTGAACATGTTCCTGCTCGACTCAGGTCTGTCAAACAGAATCCAGTACCGTCGAGCTTGCCGCCATTGGTTTACTTCGATGCCATTGAATATTCTACGGCCGTTATCGCAAAAGTCATAAGGTAAAAAATCAGGTTCTAATGCTTCATAGCTCAACGGTAAATCAGAACCATGCGTTAGAAACGGTACAACACCTGGCAACAATTGAACAAGATATTCGCCGTCGCGAAACAATGTTCTCGCTCTAAGTCTTTGTCCTTCGAATTCATCGTATGATCTAGTAACTTCAGGGCGCTTGTGAAATTCTTTTTGTATTTGCAGTATGGCTTCATTCACTTCATTGCAAAGATTACCTTGTGTATCCAGAACTTGTGGTTCCGCACGCACCCCCATGCCGATTGTGTTGCCAACTAAAGTATCAAGCACACCAGCAAATAAATCATGGTTACGCTCGTACCAACGGGTTTCTTCACGTATGCGAACAGCCGATGCCTCGGCTAGTTGGTCTGGCGTCGTGGACCTTCCTCTGCGCTTATGATGTACTGTCGTGCGTGCAGCTTCATAACTGTTAAGGACGTGGTAGTTATTACGGCTTTTTGCGCGACTAGCAGCCCAGCCAGGCGACACATAGGCAATAGTGTTTTCTATCCTGCGTTGATATTTATTCATAAAAAACAGCCCGGCCTAATCTTATAGAGCCGCCCGATTCAGCTCTTGTGAGTTGATTAATAACTTCTTGGAAATAATTTATTTGGCGGCGCAGTTCGCCCAGGCTTTGCCTATCCCCTTGTATTCTTTCGCCCTGAATTTCGATTGAGTATGACTGACCCCTGGAGGCAGCGCGAATCGCTTTTTTGTATAATGCAAGGCATTCTCGTGCTTCGATTAAAGTCCACTCTGACATTTTTTATATCCAAGGTTTGGAACGGTCAACACTACTTAACCACTCATCTTTTGATTGCGGTGGTTTATCAATTACTGTATTTTTCTGCGCTGGTTTTTGGTGTCCAGCCGACAATGTGTCTAAATCCAAATGAAAGTGCTGTTGTGCTATTCGTAATGCAGCTATTGCGTTTTGTCGACAATCTAAAGGTTCGTTACGTTTCTGTTTTGGGTTTGCCCAAACATGGTAAGAATTGCCACGGCTGTATTTAAGCTGTCTTACTTCCGCAGTTGCCTGCTTGAAAAATTCTTCGTCGTATGCATCATGTATAGGGTAATGACAATATCCCGCTCCTGGCTGCAACAAATCATAGCGACCATATATAAGGGTTTTTGCAGTATCTGTTCCAACCCGACTTATATAAATACCTTGCCGGTTTCGCTTTCGTGGAAACACTGCTATCGGGTGACCTATTCGGCCATCGCCAACCAACGGAATCAACCTGCGAACACCAACTTTTTTAGAGAAATCTTTTACTAAATCGGATTGATATTGCTGATCGAACCCTATAAGACCAATTTCCATTTTGATACCGTCTTCACGCAAGTATGTCTTGTTAAACATTTGGTGCAACGAATCCCAAAAATGCTGACCATGTATGTCGCCGTACAATCTCACGTAATCGATAGACCAGCTTTCTTCACCGACGCCCCATCCGACGACTTCATATTCTGCTCGGTCTGCTTGTAAATCAGCCCCAACAGTTAGATATTGCACGCCTTGTGGGACGGGTGAGGGGTACTTCTCGCGTCGCTGGTACAGCTTACGCCATTCAAATTCTTCGGTCGTCTCGTCATAGAGCTCGCCGAGGCTGGTATTGATAAATGTCTTAAGCTCTGATGGGTTCTTTCGAACCCGCATGAAATCTTCTGCTATTTCATTGACGGATGAATTAGGGGAATACAGTTCATTGATGTGAAACCCAGCTATACCGTTGCTTTCTGCTGTCTTTCTCCAGTGTCCGCCAGGCACCATTTGCTTTATGTCGGGATCAGATAAATGGGCTGTGCACTTGTTGTTACTGCATTTGTAATGCACCTGATCAACATTGAAATTCTTCGAATCAAACTTAACGTTTGCCCATTTGAGAATTTGCCACATATCGCAGTTAGGGCATTTAACATTAAAGTAACGTTTGTCAGATCGTTCAAACCAGGTCTCTATATGAGATGCCCCGGCGACAGTAGGCGTGCTAACAAGTATTCTTTTTCTGTTCCAGAAGCCGCGCGTGCGCTTGAACGTTAATAATATCGGGCTTCCTTCGCTTCCTGCTTCAGCCGGTATCCGGTCAACGTCATCGAGTATGGCAACGCGGATTGGTCGCCCTGCCAAACCAGAAGGGCTGTTGCCACCAGCGACGGTTAAATGTCCGCCAGGAAAGTTCTTTTTTGTTTTTGTGTTCGATTTGTCGCGTGATTTATTTTCTGCGACTTTTCCGGATATCGATTTGCAATTTCTAACCATCGGGACAAAGCGATCTTCGGCCCAATCCTGCGCTTCCCTCAACGTAGGGTGCACAACAATAATAGGGCAAGGGTCAAGGTCGACGTGATAGCCGACGATATTGTTTATGACTTCGGTGCCGCCTACCTGCGCGCTTTTCATCCATACTATTGTGTGGTAGTCAGGGTCTGTTGCGCAGTCCATTACTTCGCGCGTAAATTCAAATCTGGACGTATTCCACTGGCCTGTTTCGCTTGATGCTTCTGACGATAGCTGCCGATTTTTGTCGGCCCACTGGCTAACTGTTAAAGACGGCGGTGGTCGTAAGCACTCAAAGACTGATCGTTGTAAATCACTCGTCTGGCTCACTATTGGCCAACTCTTCGAGCGCTTGATTTATTAATGCTTGCGCCTCTCGTTGTATTTGTGGCTTTGCGCGTCCGTAGCATGACGATGCAATTTTGGTTGGTAATGATGTCATTTTGCTTTTAAAGTTTGATGCCATGTGTATCCATACGTCGCGCACCTTGTCTACGTCTATCAGCCGGCCTTTAACTTCTTCCAGATCTATTTCGCGCATTTCAGCTTCAGCTAATAGCTTTCGTTCTTTCAGTTTTTCAGCTGTGGTTGTGGTTTGGCTTTTGCCGTCAGACCTGGCCCGCAGGTACTCGATATAGATTTGAGTGCATTCAAAAAACGGGTAACCCTTGGTGGATTTTTTGAAAATATTTTCTTTTGTGAGGTCGTGAACTCTTCGAGTAGTTAAGCCTATGAATCTGGCGAGCTCTATCTGTTGGACAAATATTTCTTCAAAGTCGTGGCCCATAATTTCGCCAGTTTATTGCGGATTACTGGTGAGCTTCGTAAGTCACTGAACCAGAAGGGGTTTTTTATGATGTTAAAATCTAGCGAAACTCTGCGCCCACGCTACCCGCACCATGCTACTTCAGCACAGTACCTAAATTTAATAAAAATCTATCTGTCTCGAACTTGTAGCACAAACGTTCTGTCATCTGTCCTGCCTCCAGCTGTCGTGATCCTGTTTGTGATTTCATAGTCAGACCCATCCAACCCACCAGCCAGCCACACAGTAGTTGTGGTTAAAGTGTGCAGTTGGCTTGTAATAGTTAATGCATCGGGAACAATCCATGTTGATGTTGCGATGGTATCGAGTAACAAGTACAGGGCACCGATATCGTTGCCCCACTGCAACGTATAATCCAACACAGCATCTGGGTCTTTAGGGCCTACCAACAGTTCATTTATTTTTATGTTTTGTGACACTAGACTGGATCAGCTATCTCAATATCCCAGGCGGGGATAGTTACTGTTCCGCCAGCGGTTAATGCTTGGGGAGTTGCTGTTGTTACGTGAAGCAAGTTAACGCCATCATCTATAGCAACATGATTACCATTGCCGGTCGCCGTGATAGGAAGGTCTGTGGCTTGCCCTACTGTAGTCTTACGACCGCTTATATCACCGTTTGCATGCGTAAAGCTATTGCCGTTGCCAGGTGTTAACACGGCACTTGCAAGCTGCAATGCTGCAATATCGGCAAACACTAAAGGTTGTGCAGTAAGGACTGTGATTCGACTGCCAATGGCTATGCCATTTAAAAAGTTATCGAGTACAGCATCAGGAGTAAATTTAGCCATTATTGTTTAACCTCTGTTGATGCAGCTTTGCTTCTAGTCGACGTTGCTTGTATATTTGCGCCTTTCACTTCGGGCTTGACGCCTTCGGTAGACTCGCCTTCCAGAACTGCCCACTTGTTTTTAATCCATGATTGTGCCAAGTCTTCAGGCACATTATAAGTTTGACCCTCGACGTGGTCCATGCTCATTCTAGGCCGAGAAGGGTACTCGATAACACCTTCTTTAAAATCACACGTTGCTGTTACTCTAATCATCTTCATTTTATGGGCCTTAGTTTGTTATTAATGTAAAGGTGCATCTGGCAATATCAATATTATTCGGTTGTCTCGTTGTATTTTTATTGTCCTAGATGATGGGGTTGTTATGTCTCCAGAAAACAATCCTAATTGTGTACTAATGTGCTGATGTAATACGCTACTTACTATTAATGATGTATTTTGCAATAACTCAAGTGAATCTGTTGCAATAGTATTGATAGCGTTATTTGCCGCTAATAATTGAGATGTAGTTAACTCAATATTATTGCTTATTGTCGATGCAATAGTAGTTTCTACTGGCAACACAATTGCAAACCCAAGGTCAAAATCGTCAACATTGACTGCATGCACATTATTGATTGCAATCAATATTACAGCTTCGGTAAGCGCGAATTGATCTGATGATGTTAAGTGTGTCACGCCTTGTAGATCTAAAATTTGCCCGGTTGATATAGTGACGGACTCGGTTTGGACTGAGTTAAGTAAGTCTGCTATCTCAAGAAAACTATTTTCGATTGTTGCTGCATTGTCAGTCGTTGAGTTATGCGCAGAAGAAAACACAGTCAGCACATTTGCTACTTCAATTAACGCTTCAGCAGACAAAAGACTCAAAAAGCTTTTAGCTGGGTTGACGGTTGCGCCCTGCGTCAACGTGATTTGATCGGTGAGCATGCCGTGCAATGTATCACTCACAGTCAAGGCCGCAGCTTGACCCAAGTCGACATTGTCAATGAGTGTCGCGATGACTGTGTTCGCCAGCTGCAACAAATTACCTTGCGCCACCTGTAGCGTGGCCGTTTGCAGGCTGTGTGTTGTGCCTAAAACGCTAAGGGTTGAAAGTTGAGCTGGGTTGACGTTATCCGTAGTTGCCGCTATTAGCGAATCGGCCGCCGCCACAATGTTGGCCTGCGTTAGTGCTACGTTGTCATCCGTCACGGCAAAGGTGCTGTCGTCAGCTGGCAGCTGTATTGATTGATCAAGCGTAACCGTGTCAACCGTCAGGCCGTGCGTGGTGTCGCCTGCAGGCAATACGTTTGTTTGCGTTAGTGCCAGCGCGTCTGCAGCTACGTCATGCGTGGAATCGCCGACGCTAATGGTGCCGGCTTGCGTAAGGTCTAAATTACCGGAATTAACAGAAACAATATTTTCGTCTGCAATTAAGACATGACCTTGCAATAAATCGACGTTTTCAACATTTACCGATAACACGCTGTCATCAGTGGCCAGGTTAACGCCCTGCGATAGCGCAACACTGTCAGTTGCGAGATCAATTCTTGCGTCTGCCGGCGCCAGCGTAAAGCTTTGAACAAGGTCAATGCTGTTACTAATCAGCGAGTTGCTTGCGTCGTCGACGATTAACAACTCAGACGTTTGAAACTGAAACGCACCCAGTGTGCCAATTGTCGGTCTAGCGTCACCCAGGATGTCTACAGTTAAATCAACTCGTGGGTCTGTAGGGTTAGGTGCTGTTACGCCGTTTTGAGTAACAGTAAAAGCATTTTCGCCCGCTATCGAATAGTCATTTGATGCCACATCTGTGACAAAAACATTTTCACCTGCAACCGGCGTTGTATCGACTAAACCAACATTTGCAAAATTATCTGCTACGCCAAACTTTTCTTGCGCTGAATCGTCTTGACCTGAGACATTGCCGCCCCCAATCCAGTTGTAAGTTGCAAGCTCTTCGTTTGCGTTTCCGCCGGATAGGTTGCGCCACTCTAGGGCTAATATGTCAATTGCAGTGTCTGTGTTGGGTTTTGTGTTAAATCCTTGCGTATTGATTACAATATTATTGTAAGCGTTAATATTAGCAACTACTGCGCTTAGAGGGAGATTTGCGCTGGGGTCGCGCGTTACATCGATAGAGATACCGCCGGAGTCATCTTGGTTTGTCGATTGGATGCCGTTATCGATAAATGTGTTATTAAAAAGCTCTAAGTTATAAGTTGTAGGAGAAGATATTATCCGCCTTTGCATGTTCACTGCGTTGCGAGAAAACCCTCTCACCGCGCAGTTACTCATAGTTAAACTCTGGTCTCCAGCGCCACCAAAATATACAGCGTCTTGTTGTCTAATATCGTTTTCGGCGTCAACAAAACAACGTTGCAGCAACAATTCAGTACCCAACAATCTAAATGCTTCGTCTGAATTTCCGGTTATGCTCGCGTTCGTTATTGAAATGCCTTCGTACACAACAAAATTGCCGTTTATTGTATTTATGTGTCCGCCATCACTACTTGTTATGTGTGCGCCAAGACCAAAGCCAGTCGCATAATTGCCAGTTGTGTGCGTTATTTTAATGTAGTTATTAACCGACTCGCC